CGAGGATTCTTCAACCACTAAGTGGTAATCACTACAGACCCGCAAGCCGGGGGAACCCCCCCATTTGCGCGTGGCTCATTTGCGCGTAGCGTACATGGGTGAAACCGCCACGGGCACACAAAGTGAGACATCTGTTTGTTTGGTTTTGGATTTTCTGCAGGTGAAACAGAACTGTGAGCCCAACCCCGACCAGCATGGGAGGCTAGACGGCATTGGAAGGGCTCAGTGAAACATATATTTTCTTTAGATTTTACTTCTTTGGAAGTGAAACTAAAGTGAAACAATGCTTGTGAAACATGTGAGACAATAAACACATAATTGGGTGGAGACTAAGCATACCCACACCGGGCAGGCTTAAAGTCCCGCACGGACTATATGGTCTAAATGCAACTAAACAAACCAAACCAAACGGCAACCTACGCATCTAGATAGAGCACCTAGACGAAAGGCGCAACACGAGCAACTGTCTCTAACAAGGGCACGGCCATTTCTCCTAAATTGGCAACACCTCGGCCAATGCCAGCAGCACCACGACCAATACCACGGAGGACACTACCAGGTGAAATATGCCCAGCGGCAAACGGAGCTGCGATAGCAGCACTGTCCAAAGCAAGAGTAGCAGCATCAATATGCTGCGCAGGCTGGACGTGGTTATCGGCAGCAGCTGCAGCTGAAGCTTGCACGGCGGCGTCAGGCACGGTGGTGTTAGGATTGGGCGCGGGCTGTCTGACTGAGGCAGCCATGGTATTAGCAGGATAGCGCACGGCGTCTTGGCAATACACCTCAAACTCATATGTGCACGCTAAGGGATTCGGAGGAATATTAAGGAGCAATACATAATTTGTGGGCACATTACCAAGAGCTCCGCCAGAAGCGGTAGCAGGATAAACCATGGTGGTAGCACCAGGAAAGAAGTAACTAATGAAATCAGCGCCTGCTAAAGGAGCATTATCAGAAGCTGTAGTAAGGGGAACAAAATCCTGATACGAGTTATAGGCTACAAACGAGGATGGCGGCATAATATAAGCATGAGTCTTCTGCAACTCAAGACCAGTCTGGCTCTTCGACCTAGGATTGTTATGGACTAACCCCCACAAAGACGCGAGCGAGGCTGGAGTAATATTGTTGGCAGCGGCAAACGAAACAACCACAGACTGAGGTACAAGACAGCTGACAACGTTTCCTGCAATATTAAGGTTCTGAGAGGTATTCCGAACCCGCACGCTCATGCGCAAGGGACGAATATCCAATGGAACCGTATTATTAGCATTCAACTGCTGTTGCTGGTAAGAATAAAACCCAGAAGTAGTAGCGGTTAGCGCGGGAGCAGACCACTGCAAAGAACGCACACAGTTTGGAGACCACGAGAATATCAGCTGCTGATAGGTATTGGAGACAGTTGTCACACTAAAGCGAGACATAGAATTGACACAAGTATAATTACCAAACGTAGTACTCAACTGAGGTGGCAAACGATGTCCGACAGCGTCCCAGTATGCTGCTGCATGAAACCTGGAACCTGTAATAGCTCTAGATATAGATGTCATACTAGGTTGTGAAACTTTGGAGCGTGCGCCACGCCTGCGCCGCGGATTGGAGCGCCTGGATAATACTGTACGAGTCACAACAGTTTGTGGCTTCGATCTCGCCGCTCTGCTCAACACAGAGCGGGTCAGCCGAGGAGCCTTGGGCTGTCGCGAAACAGAGGTAACTACAGTGGAAGCTACACCAGAGCGCCTTGGCATCTTGGACGCAAGACGTTGTAGAACCGAGCAAAACGACACTAGAAGAGTGAAACGAGCTGAGTGCAAATCAAATCAATGATTTGCCCCTCCCACTACCACCGCTCATTCGTCCATCTCATCGTACTCACCAGCAGCGACGAGATCGGCTGGGTAGCCAAGGTCGTCGAGGAGAGCACGGAACCTCTTCAACGCTTCGATGTCATGGCGGAGCACGAACAGACCTCCACGAGCGGCAGAGATGCCGGGCTCATAGGTGGCATCATACTCACCATGTGTGCGGATCAAACGGACACAAAGCTTCTGATAGTTGTGAAAGAAGATGGTGGGTTTTCCATCGCTGCTGAAGGTCACTGTCATGGAATTGAAATTGTAGACTCCGGAAAGAGAATACTTGACATCCCGCAACATAGTCCCCCAGCGGAGGAGGGTATCCTTGGCATCATCTGAAAGCTCCCCGCGCTTGATGGCATCGTCACCGACACCAAGGGCACTCGACTTGTGGGCATGGAAAAGCCCGATGAGGCGCATGCAAGTGTTGCTAGCACCGGTCGAGGGGTGCGCAGATGGCATAATTCCGAGACCATTGACGACGTAAACATTGTTGCCAATAAGGACAAGGTGGTTGGAACTAAGCACGGCGATGTTAACCGCGAACTCGAGGTACCAATCACACCATGCCTCATAGCCCTGCAACTTAGTCTGACCACGTGCGAAACACTCTGCGCGGCGGCAGGCATCAAGATACCAGAGCCAAGCTGTGACGGAAAAGTCAAAGCCAGTGGCATCATCAGCTTCGGTACCTTGACCACCATCCACACGGCGAGCGTAGTAGTGGAAGGTCTGGAGTCCCTCGTCATGATGTCCGATTCCCACGCAAGGATAGACAGGCCCCTTGAGCATTCTGTTCTGATAGCAAAAGATGTCACGCTTGTTCTGCGGGCGATGGCACAACGACCAAACGATCTCATCTATCACTGAGAGCGGCCAGATGAGGCGCCACCGGCCCTCACGGGCCTTGGCCTCCAGATGCGGCTCATCCTTGATAAATGGAAGTCTGGGATCGGAGATGCCTCGCTCGAAATGCTCAGCAGCAGTCAAGGCCGCAAGTTCGTAGCGATCATAAGCCAAGATAATAGCCAGCCTGAGGAAAACGAGCTGGGCAGTATACTCGGCATTTTCGATCCACCACTTCTTTGGCCCAGGCTGGACAAGCTGCGCGAATCCTGAGCTCTTGGTGCCGTCGAGAGTCTGAATAATGAGGTCGATCTGCTCGAAAGTGCTCTTGCTGTAGAAATCTCCCTCATAAGCGGGCCAAGAGTCGAAAGCCTTATCAACAGAATCATGATCAACTGGCATCTCGCCCGCATCGCGATTTCTCTTGATGAGGCGGTGCTTCCTACGAAGCTGTGCTTTCATTGAGGACATGATCCCATTAAAGTCGCGCGGGGGCGGAGGCTTAACCCAGGCCTTGAGATCGATATTATGTTTGGAAGCAAGAATGCGCTCACGATTGGCGGAAACGCCATGACCTCCCTTTGGGAGAGAAACACGAGAGCTGTTGCAAGTCCCATAACCGAGGAGGAAGACCTCACCATCGTCATCAACAATATCAGCGATGTCTCCATCGCGATTGACGTTGCAAGCCTTGACATAAGACTGCAGCGCAGCGAAAGGCTCGGATTCGAGAAGGTGATTTCTACCAGAGACAAACCGGAGCTCACGAAGAGCGCGAATGTCCTTAGCGCCGCGAGTGAGGATTTCCTTAACTCGGGCGATGTCAACCTCTCCATCAACATCATGTGGATGCAGCGTAATGAGCCTATCGTCGAAGACGTGGTGCGACTTGTCTGTCTGGAACATAACACTCTTCACAAAAGAAGAGTAGCTCGTGTGCTTGAAAGTCGGGACCTCAATCTCTTTCTGAATTTGGCATGAAGAGCTAGAAGAAAGAGTGGAATCGGGGGCGCAAAGCTCGTCAACGACCGGCAAGGTCGAAGCTTCGAAGCGGACTTTGGTTTTACGAACCGCTGGTCGCGCTTGCTGCTTAAGGCCAAGAGGGTCAGCAGAATGGAGCTCTGTGCGAAGTGGACGGAACTGTGCCACAGGGGGGGGGGGAGTGCGAGGGGCAAGAATCCAGCGGTCGGGAACGAGCATCCTGCGCGTACGAACCTGAGGTGGCAGCGGAAGCTCATCATCGGGGTAAATGCCCCAACGATAGCCTGTTGTAATCTCAGGCCAACGGCCATAAAACTCGGAGCCCGAATTGTCGACCTCAAACTGGCCATAGGCTGGACGGTGATCGTCATAATATCGACGGCCATCAAAATCTGGATCGACATGACATGGCTTGTCAATAACAAACTGCTCCTCGTCATACCAATGGTTAGATCGGATGAGCTCTGGATCGCCGTAGAAAGTACGAATTCCTCGCAAATAGAGAATTCTCTCACGCTCAAGAACGTCGAGAGTGATGCCATGCTCGTGGAATGGGTCGTCGTCGCGGCTTCTAAATTCCCACACCATTCGGCGTGTTCGTGGATCGACATGCTTCAAAGGCCTAGTGTTCGGATTGAAAACATACTGAGCATCCATCCTATTGGTCATCCACGATGGCGTGAAATACCTCTGGGTTGGGCTCCAGTCGTTTGGCATGAACTCGACACAAGTGCGGTCCCATGTTGAAACAAACTCCCCTTCAGGGAAGTCGCGAAAGAATGCATGTGGACCCTCGCGCCGATTACGACGCATCTCAGCAATCTTGTTGTCGCGGGCCTCTTCATTGAGTTTCAGGACTACAGACGGGTTCGGAATCTCAGGTGCTTTAGACTCAGTACCAGACGGAGCTTCAGCCTTCTTCCTCTTTACGATGGTGTCTGGCTTCGGCGCCTCACGCTCTGGAATCTTGTCCAAATCGTTAGCGGCAGGGATGCGCTTCAGCGGATCGCTGATGCGCTTGACACGCCTGCGGGCTTTCCGCACTGTCTTCGACTCGGGCCCAGCTGGCCACAAATCGGAAAGATCATCGTCACCCATATCAGCCCATGCTGGACCACGGAGGGAATAAGAAACTGCTTGCGGTGTGGGAGCAACTTGGGCAGCAGAAAGCTCATGTCGGACAGCTCGCTCATAAGCAAGCTTAGTGTCTCCAAATCCAGTATCAAGATACTGATCCCTGAACCTTCTGTCATACTCGCGCAATTGCGCATCCTTGTCGGCTTTGGTATAGGCAACATTGCCATCGTGATCGTAGTGAGGAATAGTGTCCTGAACGTCCGATACACGACTTCGGTGTGCGGCCTTGGAGGGATCAGCAATGAGCTCTTCTTCGGTGATATCAACTTCGAGAACTCCATCGAATTCTTCGTCATATTCCTCACTGAACCATTCAGAATGCAGAGATCTCCAATCGTCGTCGACATCATTGTCTTCGGATGGATATGATCCCGGAGTGTTGGCCTCAGTGGTACTGAAGTAATCACCTAGAACACTGCGCAAAATTCGCTTGGAGTCTATAGCTGGTGCTAAATCAAGCTCACGCAAGCGTCTACTCATACCGATGGCGGTGATCATGACATTTCTTCCATACACACAACCAATATGGAAACCAACAAGTTTACCTTTATCATTGAAGATGCCGGAACCGGAATCCCCCTGTTCGGTGTGCATAGTGTGGCATGCTACGCCGGAGCAAGCGTGCCACTTTGTGTCGAAATAGATCTTACCACTAGCATGATATATCTCGTGATTGCGGAATATCTGGACATGTCCGTTAGTCGGCGGTTTCTGGCGGCCCTCGAGCTTGGGAGCACGACCGGGCACTTGAGCCCAGTTGTTAAACCGGATGGCAAACATGTCTGATAGAGTCCATTTGACAAAAGTCTTAGTGCCAAAGGCACAGCAGTCACGGAGATTGCACTTGTTAAGCAAGACTCTGAAAGGAACATAGATCACTCCACCCTTGGATGGTACGCACAAATGATATGTGTCAACATGGTGATCTGCGTCCCAATCGTCTGGAAGCGCAGTGAAAACATGAAAGTTGAAGAGAGCAACAACACCCCCCTCGACCCGCAAACGAACACCGCTGGTAACAACGCGGGATGACGAAAAATCACCCCGGCGAACCTCAGCAGGGTTAGCAATGACCCATTGAATAGAGCCTTCATGGATGAGAGAAGCAACGCGAGGAACGCTGCCCGGTTGGGCGCATTCTGTGCCTGTGTTGCGATTAGGGTATACAGGAGTATACTCTACTTGAGTAGCGCCACCAGTGGTGTTAGTAAGCTTACTAATCCTGACCTCAACAGCTGGCTGTTCCTTGGATGCGCGATACATAAGTTTACCAGCGCGATTGAACAAAACACCAACAGGATCTGGTTTAGCAACACGACGCCTCCAAGCGGCTGCAAGTCTCGAGATAACCATATAGGCCACAGAGACAAATATAAGCCAAGTTCGCATCTCCCAGACGGCGCAGCTCGCATCAATAATGCCGACAACGACAAAGTTGTAACGCACTGCGCGCCAACAATCACTAACGACAGAGTTCATGAACGCATTTGCAGCTAAGAAATAGGTCTTAAGCGTGCGAATGAGCTCTGTCCAAAGTCGAACAATGGTGTTGTACAAGGAGAATGGGGGAGGTTTAGTATACAGATGCACTGGTTTGTAGCCATCCATAAAGTCCGAGTTGCACTCAGTATGGATCATGTCGGCTGCGTCATATTTGGTGAGAAACGCGTGCACTGTGTAATACTCGTCGTAATACTGGCGTACCGTACCGACATCATCTCCGCACTGATAGAGCTTCTCATAGTCGATATTGAAGGGATCAATGGATGCCTGCTCAAGCACAGAGTGCCAGCAGGCCCATCGACACTTCGCAAACCGAACTTCTGGTTCTGCTCCGACAAGTGGGAAGAACGTGAAGAAAATGAGCGTTGATAAATGCGTCATGTGATGCTGTGTTATTGCTCGGGTAGTGATGATGTGGTGGGCGCTATAAGCGACCTTGCGG